TTACTCGGTAAAAGCCGCACCGGCCTTGATGGTACCGCCGTCATTGACGTACCATTTGATCGTGCCATCGCTGGTGTTCTTCCATAATAGTACGTAGCCATCGGGCAGCCGTGACGAGGTGGGCGTTCCCGACCCACTCGCAAAGCGAAACGTGACCGACCCCGTCACCTGCACTTTGTCCAGTCCGTTGTCGGTGATGGTCCCTCCTTTCTGAACGATCAGGTTGCCGGTCGACGCGTTGACCCGCCCCGCCGTGGTGCCGTCGAACAGCTTGAAGCTGATATGGCTACCCGCGTAGCGTTCGCTCAAGGTTTCCGAATTCAGCCGCGTGGTATGCACCAGGCTCCAGGCCTTTCCCACCCCACCCACGTTCCCCGCACCATCCGAACCCGGATACACGTTTTCGTGGGCAATCCCCCCTGTCAGGGTACCGCCGTTGATGGTGATCCCGGAGATCGTGCCGCCACTGATACTCACCCCGGTGTTGTTCTGCAGGGCCATGGTCCCTAATCCCAAATTGGTTCGGGCCGATGAAACGCTTACCAGATCGGCCAGATTGGAACTGTTGGTCAGGGTAGGCTGCGAGGTCGTGATGGTCGTGTTGGTTTTGACCGCGAACAGCTGATTGTTAGCCGACGTGTTGACCCCGTCCAGAAACGAGCCCGCCACTTTGGTGATGCTCCCCGACCGAATCACGTTGTTGCTGGCCTCGGCTCCATCGGCCCGGATCGCGCTGATCAGGTTCGTAGCGGTGCAGCTGATGCGGTTGTTCTCGAACACGTTGCTCCCGGAGCGTTCCAGCAGAATACCGTACACCCCTTTGGTCTTAATGGTATTGTTGATCCAGGTCGTACCCGTACAGGTCCGCACCGTGAGGTAGCCCGACAGCATAAAGATGTTGTTGGTAATTTCGGCATTGGTCAGGGAGCGAAAGAACGCGCTGCAGACCGACAGGGAATCCGAACATATATTGTCCGATACATTCACGCCATCCCCCACCGAGAAGCTGATCAGCGACAGGGGCCGGTTGAACTCGATGTTCATGCGGCTGATGTTCACGAAGCGGTTGCCCCGCACCCGCGTATGGTTGACCCCACCCGTAAATTCCAGTCCGATGTCGTAGGGGTTATCGACCGTGTTGTCATCGACAAACACATGGGTACCTGATCCCGAGAAGCTGACCGCCATGCCGTAGTGGTCATCATTATCCGTGATCACCAGCCCCGTGTTTTTGAACCGGCTTTTGCGAATCGTGATATCCCCGTACCGCTCCACGCCGTCATTGAGGTGGGATTGAATCTCGATACCCATTTTACCCAGTTCGTAGAAGTCGCAGTCGTCGATCAGGATGTTACGGGTCGACGTACTAACGCTGTCGGTAATGAACTTGATCCCGTTGGTAGCGCAGGTCGGCGCCGTGAACCCGCAGCGGACGAACCGGATATTGGACGTGACCCGGTTCCACGCGTAGATCAGGGCGAAGTAGTCGGTCACCGTCGAGTTCTGCGACGATCTAAACTTGATGTCGCTGAACATGATGTTGCTCACGTTGCCCAGCTCGAAGACGTACCGGTCCACGCTGGTCAGCATGGTACCGGGTTCACCGACAAAGGTGATGTCGCTCCGCAGGATCCGGACCTTGTTGAGCACGTAGTTGCCGGCCGGGAAAAAGAGCCGACCACCGGAGGGCGTGTTTTTAATCGCGTTGTCGATCGCGGTGGTATTGTTGGTGGTGCCGTCCGCTTTGGCCCCGAACCACTGCACGTTCACGTCGCCGGTATACTTCCGCTGGTAGTACTTGCCGCCACCGCCCGCGATGATCGTACCGCCGTTGGCCGAGAAGGATCCTGTTTTGAGAATCCACTCGGAGCCGTCGAAGAACACCCGCTCGTCGGTAAGGCCCACGAACGCGGTGGTCGAGCCGAGGTTGGACAATTTACTACTCAGTCGGTTGTCGAGCTGCTGTTTGCTGTAGGTGTTGGCCAGCTGCGCCCACGACGTCTGGGTCGATACCAGGCTGAGAACGAGAATCAGGTAGCTGAGAAAGGGGAATCGATTCATGATGGTCTGTATTTGGGTTAAACTGTGGGTAATTAATCGATGGTCGCGTAGGGCTTGGCCGTGGTTTTGGTCAGCTGATACTTCGCTTTGGTAGGTTGCCGTACGAATACATCCCTGATGTCATCCGCGCCCATCTGGGCCTGAATAGCGGCCAAGTCACTGACCGTATTCACCGTGGTACCGCCCGCGCCCTGCAGGGAAGCAACCTGGGCAGCTGCGGCTTCAGCCGCTGTTTTCGCATTGGTAGCCGCCGTGACCAAGGCACCTATGCCAAAATCTCCGACGCCGATTAGTAAGCTCATAGTGGTCTATTTAGGGGGTTATGAAAGATTTTGATACGAAATCCATTTGATGTGCCATTGGTCATTGCTGAGCGCGGTCATTCCCTGACCGTATATGCCCCGCTTCAGCTTGACCTCGCCCACCAGATCACCCGACCAGTCCGGCACATTGGTGAGGTTGATGTCCACGGTCCGAACCTGCCCATCCGCATTCATCGTGAGCTGGTGGGCGAATTCCTGAGCACCCTTGCGCCAGCTCAGGAACACGTTGGGGCTGCCCTGGAAGCTGGCCCGGATATACATGTGTTTGTGGGTGTCGGCATCAATCCACCGTTCGGGCAGGGTGATGCCGAAATCTTTACCGCCATTTTCATTGTTGGTGATGGGCAGGAGCGTGATACCATCCACGATGTTTTTCTCCAGCTGGTCGTAGCAGTTGTACAGGGTGCAGCCGAACCGGCTCTTGGCACCCTGATCGAACCTCACCTCGAACTTGCCATCCCAGCGCGGCTGCGCGTACAGCCAGCTCCGGGCAGCCGCTTCGTTCTCAAACTCACCCAGGGCGGCATCGAAGTCGTACACGCCGTCTTTATCACACGACAACATGGGCGCCGATGCGATATAGGAGGCCGGGAACGTATCGTTAGGTCCGTTCGGGTGACGAGCTGCCACGACCCGGCCCGAAAAGGGTACGTACAGGATGAAGACCCGATTGTTGCTGGGGTTCTTGGCAATAATCATGGGTTCCGTACTGAAGCGGGGGTCTTCGGCCCGGCCCTCCGAGACAATGGGATAGTCCTGTAACGGTGCGTTGGTGTAGGGCTTGCCGGTGCAATACAGGAACACCGTATAGCTGGGATGGATATAGGCACAGGGCAGCTCCTGCTGACGAGGGGTGGGGTACAGGTTCGAATAAGGATCCGTACGGAACATGGTCCACCGGACGTGCCTGCGGACCACGCGGGGTTCGTTCGGGTCGAACCGCTGCCACGATTCCATGTGCATTTGCCCCCAGACGCCATCCCCCACTTCCTGTGGATTCTTGCGTAGCTCCCACTGTACGGGCAGTACTTTGGCGTATATGACCCCATTCTGAACGGAATGGATAATGGTTTGCCCATAGCGGGGGGCATCACCAATATTACCGCCCTGTACCGGGTTATTACCGATCCCTGTTGGCGTGAAGGAGCTTAACCCATCCTCTACATAAGCGCCTTCCGTGTAGGGAAAGCGGGCGTCGCCGTTCGGGTTGACATAAGCCGCGTCCATGACCTGACGCCCCGCATCCTCCCAACCCGAATTGTTGACCGGCGTGTTGATGCGGTTAAAATTGTCGCCGTTGTAACTGAGCCAGTCGAGAACACTACCCACCCGGACGTTGATCCCCGCCTTGGTAATGCCGTTGTCAATGAAGCTACGCCAGGGGGAAGCGGAGGGTCGGGCCGTTTCGGGCTGGGCCACGTAAGTACTGTTAGCCGCGTACACGTTGCCGTAGCCAGCTGGCGCAATCGTACCAACCGCAACCCGGTTGACAGTAACAACAAAGTCTTCACTGGCACTCCCGGCCGTGTTGGTCACCGTCACCCGCAGGTTGTAGGTGGTCCCGTTGGTCTGGGTATCGCTCACCACGACGCTGAACTGGCGCGTCGATGGGTTGAAGGTAATGTTGCCGGGCAGCGCGTTGCCGTTGCTCAGCGATCCCGACCAGGTCAGGTTCGAGCCGGTGAAGGTGTTGGTGGGTATTTCGAAGATTTGCGTCCCGTTGGCGTTGATCGTTTTGTCGCCGTACGCATTGGCCACCGTCGGCGCCGTCACGGTCACCACATCGGCCGGCAACCCGGTGCGAACGGTTCGCCACGCCGGTTTGCAGCCCGTCAGCTTCACGCTGTAAACCGGTCCGTCCGCTACATGGCGAAACTCGATGTCGGTCACATCCGTGTTCTCCTGCGCCATGAAAAACGTGTAGAACCGTTTGTTGCTGAAGCCCCGGCTGGCGATGAGCGGCTGGTACACCCGCGTACTGCCGTTTCTGAAAAACTGGGCCTGTATGGCGCTCAGGGAAGTGCCCCATGCGCTCCACGCCCCATTGTTCTGCCGCCACCGCATGGGTATCCCTTCGATCACCACGGTCGAGCCCTCCGCGAAGCAGTCGTTTTCCTGTTCGAGATCGGACAAAACACGTTGAATCACCTCCCTCGACCTCGGATGGAAATACGCGTACTTGCCCTGGGTGTAGTCGAAGTCGAACCCGGCTCCCTGCCCCTCCCACCACACGAACACGCCCTGAAACCGAATACGAGCCTGTAAAAGCCGGATTTCGATCAGTTCGGAATGGATATCAAGCTTCTGCGAATACGGAGCCGGGAGCCACCGCAGGAAAGGCGGGTAATCGACCTCCTCGACGGCCGTGGGAAAGGTCTGGCTGGAGGTCGCGCTGACGGTGGTGACCGTGTTCGACTCGTACATGTGCTCGAACATGTCGATCTGGTCGATCTGCCTATAATCCGGCCCCCCATCAGCCGCAATGAGGCCGAACAGGTGGTTGCGGATTTCCCATTTGCTCAGCGACTCGTAGACGTGCCGACGGGCGAAGAAAAATTTACTATGCCAGTAATCGACCGTGTCACGGACCGCATCGGCCGTGGTGGTCAGCTGCTGGTAGTCCGCACTTTTACAGTAGATCTCATTGTAGTAATAGTACTGAACCATCACGTTGCAGTGGTCCAGCGGTACCCCGGTGAAGTTGAACACTTCGCCATCGCTGAACGTGATCTGCCCACCCCGCACGGGGCCCAGCGCCCACTCGCCCGAAGCCGCGATCAAATCCCCTTTGCTCAGCTGCTGGTAGCTGCGGATGTCCGCGATGGTGCCATCCGCTTTGACCAGTTCCCCGTTCGAGTTGAGCTGTTGAAAGGGAATGTAGTCGCCGTTACAAACCCGGGCACTGGGCATGACCTTCCGGTACATTTGTACCCACAGGGTGTGCATCTGCAGCTGCTTGGCCCGTAGGTGCCGGTTCAGCTCGTTGATGCCCGCCAGCCCGCCCCCCATGGAGTCGAATAGCTGCTGCATGGTGTAGGTCTGCCCGTTGAGGGTCGACACCCAGCTCACCCCCTTCCGGTTGTAGATGGGCCAATCCTCCAAGGTGAAATCATGCGGCTCGAAGTTGGCAATGACCACGTTCACCCCCTGCCGGTTGGTGATGTAGTTGTTTCCCTTCATGATCGCGTAGATTTCCTGAATCGAGTAGGTCAGCGCGTTGTCGGGCCGGGCCGAAAAGTCTACGTTTTCGTTCATGCCCGACTGGCCATAGAACAGCCAGTTGTAGCCGGCCTGATACATCAGTTCGGTATTGGCCTGCTGACCGCACCGGAAATGGGTATGGCCCCGGGCGACGAGACCCGCCAGCGTTTCGCGCCGACCAGCCGCATCGTTCCAGGTGCGGTCCGTTACGCAGACCATGAAGTCATCACCGGCCGGCCGGGGCGGGGTTAGTGCCGCCTGGGTACGGTTGACGCTGCTCTTAGCCACCGACAGGGTGAAGGGCTGGGGCCGGGCGTAGGGCACGACAGCCGCGGTTTTATTGGTAATGGCCGAACTGGCCACGACAGTGGTATACAGGCCCGGACTGGATTCGATAAGGGTTTGCGTCGCCATGTCTAGGAGTTGGTAATGATGTAGGAAACGGTTGAGCCATTATAGGTGCCGGTACCACTGGCCGCCACAGTGCCGCCACTCGTCGAGGAGCCGCCCGTTGCGTTGCGGTCCACGGTGATCACGAAGGTGTCGGTAGCGGTCTGATTCGCGGTGTCGGTCACGGTGGTCAGCAGGCTGTAGGTGGTGCCGTTGGTCACCGCGTCGGTGATGACGATCGTGTACGTGCGCGTCGTCGCATCGAAGGTGATATTACCGGGCAGCGCACTGCCGCTGCTGAGCCTCGCACTCCAGACCAGCGTGTCGCCGGGGTCGCTGAAGGTGCCCAGCGGCACCGTATAGGTTTTCGTGCCGTTGCTGTTGATGATCTGGTCCGGATAGCCCGTTACCAGCTCCGGCGCGCTGTTGACCACCGGAGCGGGTTCGCGACCCGAGCCCAGGTTGTTGACATTGATACCGGTGAAGGGGCTCGCCGTGGTGCCGTACGTATTGTCGAACGCGCTTTTCACGTACCAGAACCCGTTGTCATACACCAGCGTCAGCACCGTCCCCCCGGTCATGCGGTACGAAGCGGTGCCCCGAACGATGCCCACCAGATACAGCGTGTTGAAGCTATCGTTGAGGTTCAGAATAGTCATCTCCTTGCCGTTCCTTATAGGGAATTGAAGGGGATTGGCTTTCCACTTAATGCCCGCACTGGCCCCGGTGCAGTAGAAGGTGATCATGTCGTACTGGGAGGGGTCCACCAGTACCGTGACATCCTTGACGTTCATGCCCAGGTAGCGACGGCCGTTGATCAGTCCCGAGCCAATCAACGAAGAGCCTTTGTCCGCGTAGATCGCGTAGTTTTCGCGCCCGCCACTCGCTTCGAACACAGCGCCGTAATTGACCGTAGCCATATCCGCTTCGGTCGCCACGAACATACCGGCCCCTTTGCCCCCGAAGGTGGCCGGGAACACGTTGGCGCCAATACGGGCCTCCGTGCGGTTGATCGTCGTCGAGGTGCGGGTGATGATATACGCCGACCCGTCGTTATTCACGATGCCGTCGCCGGAGATGACCCAGCGCCCGATCAGCCCTTTGGTGGCGATCACGCTGCCGTCTTTCAGCACCTGGAAGGGTGCCGTTTCCCGACCCTCGTAATCACTGCCCGCCCAGAACCGCACGTCGCCGTCGGCTTTGTTGTTGCTGCCCGATATACCCGCTTCACCTTCGTTGCTGGCATTCATCAGCTCGATGCGCTTGCGGGCGAATACCTCACCGGACTGCAACACCCGGAAGGGCGCCAGGCTTCGGTTTTCGTACGCGGCACCGGCCCAGAAACGGACCGAGCTATCCGTGTCCCCTTCCCCGGTGATGCCCGCTTTCACGGCCGCGTTGGAACCGGCCAGCTGGATACGCCCCGAGGTCACTACCCCCCCGTTGATGGTCGTTACCGTATCGTCGTAATACGCGACCTGCACCCAGTCCAACGGATCGAACGCTTCCCCGGCCACTTTCGCTTCCACGCAGCGGTAGAGGCCCTGCCCGTTGATCCAGTAATCACCCACCACGAAGGGGGCCACCGGCTCGTCGGTAAAGGTGGTACGGACCCGGGTGTAGAGGTTGTCGGTTTTGAGCGCCAGCAGCTGAGCGGCTATCGCTTCTTTGTTGAGGTTGGGCAGCCAGCTGTTGGTCGTGGATACGTAGCGAAACAGCTGGCTGTTGCCCGTGTTGAGCCACGTATCGCCATGGTGCCGAAGCCGATCCGACGAGGGCCAGGTGTTGGGGGCCGAGGGGGAAAACCACGACTCCACCTTGCCGTCGGTCTGATTGGTCAGCGACCCCGCCAGACTGTCCACGAACGCCCGGGCGCTCAGCTCCAGCGTGGCTACTTCCTTTTTGGAGCCGTCAGCCGCCACGAAGGTGATTTTCCCCCCGATCTCCCCCGAGTCGAGGTCGAAGTAGGTCCGGTTGTCGGCCGACTTGATACGTCCCGTGGTGATAAATCGCCCATTGATCGCGGTGGCTCCGTAGGTCAGCGAAATCCAGCGGACGTTGGTCGCGCTTTCCCGGACGTGTAACACGCCGACAATGAAGTGGTACCAGCCCACCTCCTCGGTGGGTTTGATTTTTTCCCGACTGAACACCAGCGAGGCCCGGGCGTAGTCCGTGCGGTGACAGCGGGCGTAGATGTACCGCGCCCGGTCGTCGGGGATCGTGGTTTTGGCCGCGGCAATCTGCCAGGTCCGGATGTCGTCTTCAATCGCGTAGTGGGTGAGTATACCGGCGTTGACCTGCACCACATTGGCCTGTCCGCCAAAGTTGGGTTCAATCACCACATTGAGGGTGAACTGCTGGGATTTGGAGCCGACCGACAGCATTTGCGTCTCGATGGACTCGGGCCGGATTTTGCCATCCTTGAAATAATCGTCCTGGTCGAAGATCATCGACAGCAGCTCCTGGGTGGTACGCCAGCCCTGCCGCGCCCGGTTGGCATCGGCCAGGTCATTGATGCGGACAATGGTATTGACCGCGGACTCCATGGCCAGAATGCGTTCGATCAGGGTGCCCTCGTAGTGGTCCGCGATGGTAAGCTGGTAGTCGTAGGGGTCGAACAGCGACCGGGTGTAGCCAATGACCCGGCTGGCCCCATCGATATTCAGATCGGCGTCCACGATCTGGATGTAATCGCCCAGCTCGAAGTAATTCACGATCCCCCCGCCCGGTCCGGCCTGTGTTTGTAAATACGCCCGGTCCAGTGTCAAACTATACTGCACCCGCGGGGCCGCATTGCCATCGAGCCACGCCTGCGCGGTGGCCTGTAGCTCGGCCTCCGCCGACTCAATGTAGCTGGCCGGCATGACGATATCGAGCAGCACATAGGTATCCCCCACCTGCAGGTCGAACACGCCGGGGGCGGGGAAGGGCTGTCCGCGCTCATCCTTGAAGGGGATCAGCGTAAACGTCTTGCTGGCATGGTCGTAGGCTGAAATCTCGAATTCGTAGCCCGCCAGCCGTCCCGTTTTAACGCTGACCTTCGGCGTTACCCCACCCAGCAGGTAGCTGTACTGCCGTACTTCTTTGCCGTTGCTGACAAGGGCGGGCCCGCTTTCGGCCATCAGGTCGAAATCCATCGTAGTATCGACGAACGTGAAGGGCAGCCCGGCCGCTTCCGTCCCCACGGTACTGACGATACCCGTTCGGCGGGGGTATATGTCATCCCAGACCCTCGACCCTTCGATGAGGCCAAAGGCCTGCCGGGCCGATGCTTTTTCCAGATAGCTCCCCTCCGTGTTCATCCGGAGCCGGGCCGAATAGCCCCGGTAGTCCGACTTCAGGTTTTTAGTGCCGCCAAACGCGTACAGCCGGGTAACGAACTCTTTGTCGCTGACCGACTGCCGCTTTACGCTGTACAACCCCCTGCCCTGCCCGTAGGCAAACCGGTGGCTGAGCACCTGCCCGATCGCTTCGAGATACAGCACCTTGCTGCCATCCCCGGGCTGGTAGATGCGGAACTCCGTGCCAAACTCCTGACACAGCTTCTGGAGTACCGACAAACAGTTCTCGCTACTGAAGGTAAGCGTCTTGACAACCGGATTCGTCACGACCCGACCCAGCGACCACTGGCCCGGATAAACCCGGTTGAGGTTGTTGAGGAGCACGCTGGCGAACAGGGATATGTCCCCCGTCAGGCTGAACTCCCCGCCGGTAAAGAAGCCCGTGACGTCGGTGTTGAAATACAACGCGTGCAGCAGGCTGTACTGAACCCCTTCCAGCTGCAGTTCATACACAAACTGCCCGCCTTTCTTGTCCGCGGTCGGCATCTGGTTCAGGACGTATTCCTCACCCAGCCAGCGCAGGCTGTCCCCGATCACGAACGGCAACGGCTGGGCCGACACGACGGTCAGACTCACCACATCCTCACCCAGCAGCTTTCGGGTCTGTTCCGCTTTGGTTACGGTACACACCGGATCCTGCCGAAAGAGGTGGAGAAGTTTGCCCCCCAGTTTTTGGATTATAATCGGCTCCATACAACGGTGGCATTAGTGGTGAACTGAGAAATAGCGTCAAGTACCCCGGACACGACGATGTAGTGGTCGGTACCCGACGCGTAGGTGTGGGTGATTGTCAGGTTGGTGCCCAGCACGTCGGTCGAGCGCGTGCCGTCGCCCCAGGCAATGCTGATCGCTTTGGTCGTGGTGAGCGTGAGCGTGACCGTACCGGCTCCAAACCAGAGCACCCGCTTCACGGGAGCGGGTTCGATCAGTTTCAGCTCGAAGGTGCCCGCCATGCTTCCCGCACTCCAGTTTTTCCGGATAGAAACGCCGTCGCGCAGGTAGACATCGTACACGAACGGTTTGCCCCCGACCACCGTCAACAGGAGCCGCTGTAGCCCGGCCCGGGTGAACTGGGCCCCGAACGCCTGCAGCCGGCTGACGAACGCTTCGGGGCTGTCCGCGACCAAAAAGCACGACAGCGTGATTTGCCGGGGCATGTAGCGGGGGGCCGTCAGGTCGATGACTTCGCCGTGCTCATCGGCCCAGTTTGCGGTGAAAGGCTCTTTCAGGGCGGGGATATCCAGCATCCCCTCGGAGCCGGATACGTAGACACCGTAGCGGGTGAAGTCGACCCCGTTGATAAGGTAATGCAGGTCCAGGGTGGGGTCGGGCAGCGCCACGGGCGTGGCGGCTACGGTATCATCCCAGATGGTTAGCTCCTGAATCGACAAATTACCCGACGGGGCTGAACTGTCGTTGACCACGCAGAAGCCGGTGGGCTTACCCCAGCCGCTGGGAAAGGCTTCGGTAGCCACGGTGGTGTTGTTGAGCGATACCGAGATGCTGCTACTGCCTTGCTGGATCACCAAATAGCTCCAGCTAGTCAGGGGGCTGACCAGGTCGATGTACACGAAGCGGGTATCCCCGGCGAACTTCACCAGCACCCAGCTGTTGATCGGACCATCGGCGGTGGGTTCCGCCTTCAGCCAGCAGGCAAACGTATAGGTACCGGACAGCGGCACCACACCGCCGACGATTTCGGCTTTACCTCCGTCCGCGATACGCAGGGCCTGCCCGGCCGTTGCCCCCGGCCCATAGGAGCCTCCGCTGATCGTCACGGTTACCGGATCCGGAGTGGTGTCGATAGCCGACCCATTGAAGGGGATGTTCAGAAGGGTAATTGCCATGAAAGGAATGGAGGGTATGTAGTGCTTCAAATATAAGCACTACATACCCAATAGTTGAATTAAATCAAGATTTTCAACTAGAACTTGATTCCATTCCAATGACTATTCACGCGTATTGATAAGCGACTGAATTGCAGGCACGAGACCTTATAAGGGCGACCTGTACCTGAGGTGGCTATCACGGAGGTATATACCCTGTGTAATTCAAGCCCAACTATCGCATCCGTATTGATAGCCCCCTACTATTTTATACTATACTATAATGGTAACAAGAAATTAATATATTTTTTTATGTGTGTCTTTACGGGATACCGTATAAAACGGTGTCTTTGCTTTTGACACCTAAAAGCAATGGATCTCTTCTCGGAGTGAACCGTAAACAAATGGCTTTTAGGCAGTGACTGGCACAATACGGTCGGAGTTAGGGCGCATCAGGACGAGTCGTGCTGGATGAGCCAGACTGAGTCAGCAATAACACGAATCTATTTGGTACCAATAGAGATAAAGTAATCGTTTCATTTAACAACTAAATCGTATGGAATCGCTAAAAACAGTAAAAAGGACATTATTCGTAAGCGCAGGCTTCGTGGCTATCTTTGCAGCCTGTCAGCAGAACATAGTCGATAAACCCGAGACGACGTCAGTCACGACTAACCAGGTGGAAGAATTAGTGCGGTTAGGCGAAAAAAAGAACCCTAGTCCGGAGGAGACAGCACGTTTCAATGCATCGTATCAACAGCTTTCATTTGATGAACTGGTGCAGTACCGGCAAGGGCAGTACGTTGATATTCGCAAACAGTACGGCAATACCGAATCGGTTAACCAGGCGTTGCAAGCGGATTTAGCGTGGTGGAAGCAGGTCAATCGGACATCGATTGCAAAATTTGGGCGGACGAGCAATAAGATTAATGCTGAAGAGCTTAATCAATTGTTTGAGACGCTGGATAAGGAGTCAGCCAGTGCCAATGCGCGGATAGCACAGGCGGCCTGCCCCACGATCAGTTTCAATACCAGCTTTACCCGTGGCACTGGCGGAAGTACCCGACTGAACGCAACACGGGCAAGCGAAGTGAACACGGGGGATGGGGATTGTGATTGCCAACTCACCTTTGCGACGAGTAATACCAACTTTCGCCGGCTTGTCCCGCTGACGACTACAGCTGGAACGTTGCTCAACGATTTCGGTGGTGGATTGGGAGGACGTCAACTGACGGGGGCGAGTGCGGGCACGTATCCTGTCTGGGGCAAAACCCGGGTTACGTTCCGGTATCCTAACCAGGTCTTTCAGGGCTGTAACGTACTGCTGAACCAGTATCAATTATCGAATCAATAAATGAAGGTTCCCCGGCCCTTTTCGGTACCAGAGATGGGCCGGGGAACATTCTTTCTTTTTTAAAGCGGCAGCTATACTTATTTCTTGTGTCGCAGATGTCGATAAAGATTATATCTAATAGTGTTGTCTTACCATGCCCCCTCCGTACCGGAAAAGAGATCACCATCTCAAATCTTAATGACTCGTTCAACACGTTTTATCTGGTCGATGCGGTCCGGGAAGCATAAGCCTGAAGTGAAGAAATGCTGAAATAAGCGGTATTGACATTGCATTGATCCTGTGACCGCTATTACATTTGCTTAAACTTAAAATAGCAGTCATGCATTACTCCACACCATTGATTATTGCCACATTTTTGTTGGCAGGTACGTATACTCTCGCCCAGGAAGCGACCGTTCAGGCCAAGCCTAAGACTAAACTCGAGTCATTCGCCGGTCAGGACGGTACTGTTATTGTCAGGGGGTTTTCTTCGATTGGAACCGCAAAGGGGCTTTATGGCAGCAACTTAACAGTTGAGTGTAAGGAGTTTATTAACCCTTCCACTGGAAAAAAAGAGTATGGAGTTACCTTCGAGGTCAAAGAAACGAGCCGAATCGAACGCGAAAACACGTCGTATGTTGATTATGATGAAATCGAATCCCTACTGAAAGGAATTGACTACATCAGCAAAGTGGAAAAGTCAGCAACTAAGCTGGATAATTTTCAAGCCGACTATAAGACGAAAGGTGATTTGAATTTCAGCACTTTCAGCAATCAAGACGGTTCCGTTATGATGGCTGTTAAAAGTGGCACCATTGGTTCCACGACAGCTTATTTTAAGATAGAGAGTATAAGCAGCATCAGGGCAATTATCGTGCAGGCTAAACAAAAGCTGGATGCTATCAAAATCTAATATTGAGAGAAGTTTGCCAAAGCCTACCGCTAGTTAGTGGTGGGCTTTTTTGTTTTACAGGAAGCTGAAAGACAAGGGGTGTGCAGACGCCCTTAATCCCTAACTATAGTAGGGCAAGTAGAGGGTGGTATGGCACGAAAGAGCAGGTCGGGGGATATAAATGGAAATACGTGGAGTGAATAAATGGGAGGAGCCGTTCGCAGTCGCGTTCAAAGTAAATAACTCGATACGGAACGCTATGCATATAAAGAGACTCCGTAAGGGGCTTTCGTGTTGGGAGTCAGAGGACATGAATGCTCTTCCACCTTGAAAATAATTGACTATAAGCAAGATCCTCCGTTCTACAGCAAGAAGATTATAATAACTTTGCAGCCTGTTTCCCTAATAAGTATTCTCAATCCATCCACTACCATCTTAAAATAATTATATGTTTGCAGCAGCATATTCCATTGCCCGCGAGTTTACGAGACCAGTTATCATCTCATTTAAACAGCATGACGGCAACTGTAAGTCTATAATCGGCGCCTTTGTGTTATTAAATGAAGAAGGTTGGTTTTTAACCTGCAACCATATTGTTGCGCAAATTATGCAACTTGATCAAGCGCAACAGGCATACAACCAACTTGATTCTCAGCGTAAATCTATCCATGGGAACCCTGCACTAAAAGACCATGAGAAGCAAAAACAACTGAAGCAATTAAAGGCTTCGGCTGATAACATAACAAATTACTCGGTTTGGTGGGGTGAAGATGCTCACGTCGTGGATAGTTTTTTTATTCTACCTGAGGCAGATTTGGCAGTAGGGCAACTCAAAAACTTTGATTCCTCAAAAGTTAAAGATTACCCCAAACTAAAAGACCCGTCAAAGGATATGCCGCTTGGCACAAGTTTGTGTAAACTTGGCTTTCCATTTCACAATATAACTCCCTCTTTTGATTCAGCAACAAACCAATTCCTGTTACCCCCTGGCTCTGTGCCGCCACCTTTGTTTCCACTAGAGGGTATATACACGAGATGTGCTGGTGTGGCAGGCGGGGCCCCTCGGCCATACGCTGTGCTATATCTGGAGACGTCTTCACCAGGTATACCAGGCCAAAGTGGAGGTCCTACCTTTGACGTCCATGGAACAGTTTGGGCTATACAGTCGCAAACAAGTTCCTTAAAATTGGGGTTTGGGGGAAACATACAGGGAAACACTAAGGAGAAAGAACACCTTGAAAATCAGTTTCTTCATGTTGGACTTGGGGTCCATGCAGAAACGATCATAGGTTTTTTAACGGAAAATAACATTAAGTTTCAACTTTCGGCTTACTAACAATTATGGCTAATCAAACATTTGTTCAAATCAACTCAGGAAATGCGACGACAGTTGCACCTACGAACACCGAACAGTCTTCTAACTTCTGGGGTATGTCCTTCGACCCTTCACGAAATGAAATTGTAAGCAAATTAGACCAAAGCGTCGCAAAGCAGGGTACTAGTACTCAGGCCATTCGTAGACAAAGAGCCCGATAGGCTAGATATTGGTTTATTTTTAACGTCTCAGAAACCGCCTTTAATGGGCGGTTTTTTATTTAATGCCCTTCCCCCGCAGCGGATCGCCGGATTCCAGTTTTCCCAGTCGGTCATCGATGGATTCCAGCCACTTATTGGCCGTGCCCGTATGCTGTAAAATGCCGCTCAGCACCAGCAGCTGTTGCCGGATGATGTTCCCCGTTTCAGCCTGCCCGATGCGGATCGCATTGATCTGGCCGGCGAGCACCGATGCGGTTTCCTCGGTCACCCCTTTAATGGATCCACTCAGCGCGGACGCCTGTGGATTGGCACTGGTCGTATTGGTGGGTTTAAAGATGTTGAGCCCGTACTGAGCCGCGGCATTCTGGGCCGAAGCCAGCCCGTCATTGAACAGCTTGGTCAACTCGTCGGCTTTCCCGAAGAAGCGCCCGAAGTCATCGATCCAGCTGCCGTCCCCGCCCGGGCCGAAGCTGTCCTCCATTTCCTTTTGCAACTCATCGAACTGCGCCGAGAAGACCTGATTGAATATCAGCTGGGATAATACGTCTTCGAGTACATCGCTGACCGACTCCCCGAACGCGATAGCCGCATCGGTACCGTCCTGGAACGCTTCGACAAGATTCTCGCGGAGAGAGTTGCCCAGCTGGCCGGCGAGTTCCGAGATGATTCCCCGAATCTGCTCCCGGGCTTCTTTGATTTGCTCAGTCCAGTCGATTGTCGACTGCAGCAGCTGCTTAGTCGCTTCATCGACCAGATTCTGATCAAGCAGGGTCTGGGCCAGCTCCACGTTCAGTTCGTCAACGCCGTCCTTCGTCTTGCGGATAAGGGTAGGATACGTGGCCAGCAGGGAGCCGAACTCATCCTGCTTTTTCTTACCCCCGAACAAGCCGACGACGGCGCCCACGACGCCACCCACCACGGCGCCGACGGCCGTGCCGATGACGGGTACGATGCTGCCGATCGCGGCACCGGCCGCGGCCCCACTGCTCGCCCCCGACCCGACTTTGGTCCAGTCGATAACGTTGCCCTGCCCCGTTTTGGCTTTGCCCGTGGCCAGCAGACCCAGCGCTTTCTGGTAGGCCGTGTTGGCAGCCGCCATCTTGGCGATACCATCCCGCAGCCGCCCTTCGTAATTCGTCACGAACACGTTTTCGCTCAGCTCCGACTGCAAGCCGATCTGATCGTTCAGCGCCACGTTATACGCCTGCTGCTGGGCGATCATGGACCGGTAGTACTCCTCCTCAGCTTCCCGGCGCTCTTTGGCTGACGACGTGAGCAGGCTGACCAGGTTGATCACCCCCTGCACCCCGGCCGCGATTTTATCGGCTGACGAGCTGGTTTTGTCAAAGCTGACCGTGACCAGATCGGCGGAGCTGGCCAGCCCGGCCAGTAGCCGACCCGTCCGGCCCAGCCCCCCATTGACTCCTTCCATGGCCTGACCCAGATCACCGGCCAGCGAGGCAAAGGTTTTGAACGAATCGAGCGTGTCCCGGTCCAGCGCGAAGGTGGTTTCCTGAATCTCCTTGGCGGTTTGTTTGTACAGCTCAGATTCCTGACCGACCGTGGCTTCGAGTTCCTTCAGGTAGGTTTGCAGCCGGGTGAGCCTAATCTTGAGGGCAGCCCGCCCCTGCTCATCGATGACTTTGTTGAGGTCTTTGAACGCCTTGGACGTTTCAGCGGCCTGTCGCTTCGTTTCTTCGAACTCCTGCTTTTCGGATTCGTTGATTTTGTTGAGGGACTGCTCGTAGGCGGTGCCTTTCTCCCCGTTGTATTTTTTCTCCAGCTCTAACCGGAGATCGGCGTACCGCTTGGTGATGGCCAGCCGCTGTTCTTCCGAACCCGCTACCCCTTCCAGAAACTGCACCAGCTGCAGCCGTCGGTCGCGCTCAGCGGCTTTCACCTCTTCGGCCAGGGCGAGCCGTTTCGCGATGGTGGTACTGCTCGAATCCGCAGGGTTCAGGGCGTCCTGTTTCTTTTTCAGGATGTCGAGGTAATCGCCCAGGCTCACGGCTTCGTCACGCGCTTCGGCCAGCTCCTCCCGGAATTTATCGATAGCCGACTGCCGGCCGGTCGCGTCGTCGCGTTCGGTCAGCAGCGTACTCAGGTTCTCGGTTTTCTGTGGACTCAGGGCGCCCTTGTTACGTTCGGCTTCGAGTTTGGCGATTTCCCGCTCGACGTAGTCCACGAACGAGTTACCCGAGCTGAGCAGGTCCTGAAACTGAGCATCGGCGGCCTGCTGGCCGTAGTTGGTCACCCAGTCCTGATACAGCTTGTAGCGTTTTTTCTTTTCCTCGATCTCTTCCTGAAACGTTTTTACACTGGTAGCCTTCCGGATCTCTTCAGCTCTACGCTCGGCATCGGTACGAATAGCGGTCTGCCGGGCCAGCTCCCCTTTATTGGTCGACGGGGTCTTGTCAATGATCTCCTGCGCTTTCTGGGCAATAGTTTCCCAGTAGGACAGGGAGCCATAAGGTCCGACCTTATCGGCGTCTTTCAGCGCTTTCTTTTCGGCCGAGGTCATCTCCCCCGTAAGCCGACGTCGTTGTTTATCGAGCGTGTCGATCTGCTTTTGGTAACGAACGAAATCGGCCCGGGTCGTTGCGTTCTGACTCTGCAACTCCTTCAGCTTCTTGATTTCATCGTCGTAGTACTCCACCGTTTTGAGTACAGCTTTACCCCCACCCGCTTCGGCTTTGGTCAGGGCATCCCGCTGCGCGGTGAGTTTGGCCAGCTCCTCTTCGTTGAGCTTGTAGGCCAGCGACATCTTATCCAGCCCGGACCGGACGATGCTGAGCCGCTCGATTTCCGCGTTGAGAAACTGCTTGCTGCCATTTGTGTAGATGCCCGACACCTTGCCCTCGATCTCCTGCACGACCCGGTCGGCGTTCTGTTTCTGTTTGGCGAGTTGCTCCAGTTCTCCCCGGGTGCGTTGCAGACTCAGCGCCAGCCCGGTCCCGGCCCCCACGGATTCGGGGCCACCGGTACGGGCTTTATTCTGGGCTTTGAGGGCTTCCTGACTCTGGGTCAGCAGTTCATCCTGCTTTTTCTTCAGCTTGTCGGCCGCTTCGGTTTGCTGGTCGATCGCGGTTTTCAGACCCGCCTGCGCCGACTCCAGCCTTATTTTTTTCTGAAGCGAAACGAGGTAATCGTTGACCGCTTTGGTGAGGTCGGCCGTTTTGGCCCGCTGGAAATCCAGCCCCGACACGATATCCGGGGCGATGGAGCGAAGCTTTTCGTAGGCTTTGAGCCGCTCCGACTCCGCCACGTTCTGATTTTGTATAACGCCGATCAGCGTTTTGATCTCGCTCTGCTGGGAGCGGTATTCCCCCGAAACGTTCTTGCTGGTTTCGGCCAGTATCTCCTGCGCCGACTTGACCTGCTGCACTTCATCCCGGAATACGAAATACGCCGTGATGAGCCCGGCCAGCGCGGTAGCGACGAGCACGTAGGGGTTAGCCAGCAGGGTGCCGTTCAGGGAGGCCGTGGCCTGCTGGAGTAGCTTGGACACTACTATCTGCCGGGCCTGCTGAGCCGTCAGTACTTCTCCGCTGGCCGCGGCCAGGGCCTGTTCGAGCGCGACCCGCTGCAACAGCGCCAGCTGCACCTGCTGCGCCACGCTGACCAGCAGAATAGCGGCTTTGTACGTCCCGTAGGTCGCCACGGCCACTTTCAGGATGTCGATCACGTTCTGATAGTTCTCGACCACATCGGTAGCGGTCGTGAGCAGGCTGGCCGCCACGTCCTGATTTTTCTTGCCGATTTCGTTGAGCATCAAATCCCAGGCGTCGCCTAGGCGTTCTTTCAGCCCCAGCAGGGATTTGCTCTGGGCGTCCATGAGCCCGGCGAACAAGCCGCCCGACGAGGTCATGTTCTTGAACGCCTGCTCGACTTCCTTAAAGCCGACCTTCCCGTTCTCGACAAACTCGTTGACCTTATCGACGTTGATGCCCAACACTTTGGCCAGCTCGGCGTAGATGGGTATACCCCGACCGGCAAACTGGCGAATATCGACCGCGTAGGCCCGGCCCTGGGTGCGCAGGGTACCGTACAGGTAGATCAATTCTCCGATTGGTACGGACACCCCGCTGGCTACGTCGCCCAGCATCCGGATTTCCTTCACGACGGATCCGGCACTGGAGCCGTAGGCCAACAACTGTTTGGCGCCCGCTGCGATGTCTTTCAAATTGAATGGCGTCGTCGCGGCCGTCTGCACCAGCTCACCCAGCAGCTGCTCCTGCTTGGTTTTGGAGCGCAGCATCGTGGTGAACGCGATCTCCAGCTGCTGGAACTCGCCCCGTACTTTCAGAATCTGGGCGGGGAGCTGCGACAGGGCCTGAAAGGAAAAATAACCCGCGGCCAGCTGACCGAGTCGGCTGAACTGGGCATCCAGTTTGTTGGTCTCCCGGACCGTGTTGGACGTGAAACCCAGCATGCGCCGTTCCAGCCCGTCGAGGGTAGAGCGGAAATTGACGTCGTTCACCAGGGCGTCAAAACTAAGGGGGCCGGTTCCGGTCATTAGAGCTTGGCTAGTATCTGTTGCGCTGTCTGTGGGGTCAGCTTCTGTTCTTTCTCTTCTTTTTTCCCGCTATCGTAGCCCGGGGCGTCGATCAGCATCCGTTGCACGATGGGCCAGCGAATCCCCCAGTGGAGGTAGTGCCAGCTCCAGCCGTAGTGGGCCAGCATGGACCCCCGGGAGCCGTAGGGGCTGTTCAGCCCGGTTGTTTTGCCCCCGCTGTCTCTATTCGCGTCGGGGGTGCCGTCGTCCGGCTTACGGACAGGAATCGAATAGAGTTGGTAAAATCCGCGACGTTGCTGATCTGGTTGATCAGGATGGTGAGTTGAAACAGCTTCTGGGGCGTGACGTGCCACAGCAAGTAGCGGCTCAGCAATCCACTCAGCAGCCGGATGCCCCAGTAATCGTTCAGGATAGCCAGCGCGACGATGCGGGCGCAGCGGGTCGCGTTGCGGGCCATGAGCCGTTTGGATTCACTCAGAATCTGGCCCTCGCTGAAATTGGCTTCGTTGAAGTCCATCTCGATGTACTCCCGGCTGAGGTAGTCGAGGGTACCCAGGTACGGCTGCTTCAGCACGAACTCGCGGTGGGGCTTACCGATACGGCGGAGCCAGCTGCGCTTAGCGACGGTGAACGAGACCCCGCGCTCGATGAGGGTGTTCAGCTCGTCGCGTTCAGCGCGGATCGCGTCAAAGTCGGGGGTGGTAGTGGATTCACTCATGGGGCGGTGGGGTCAATCCGGGCCAGCACGAACTTGCTGGAGCCGACCAGCAGGTAGGCGTCCTCGGCGTCACTGATGAAATACAGCCGCGGCCGGCTGACACTGGCGGGCAGGCTGGCTACACTGGCTACTTCGGTGAGATACAGCGGTACATCGCTCACGCCCTCTTCCGGGAGCAAACCCAGAATCTGGTCAAAGACGGCCGACAAGGTATTCGCTGCGGGTTCGGCGCCGACCTGGGTAATGTCCGCGATGGGTACGACCAGATACTGATCATCCTGGCGGAACTCGATCAGGTTGGGCCGCGCATCCCGGTACGCCAGCGGAACCGAAGTAGCCGCGGCCGTGATGACGGGTAAGGAAAAGTAGTGAACAGCACCGTCGGAGCCGGTCAGCTGGATACCGCGTCCATACGCATTGACTACATAGGTGGTGGGCATGGTTACGAGAGTAGAGCGGTGAGTTGATTCACGACACCGGATAGGGTCGTCGCGGCCGGTTGCCCCCCGATGGTATCGATGTCCGCGATGGGCACCAGCAGGAACCAGCGGCCCTGCCGAAATTCGATCAGGTTGGGCCGCGCGTCCGGGTAGGGCAGTCGGCTGCCATCAGGAATGCCGGTTATGGTCGGCCGGGGGAAATACGTCTGGGCGGTCGGCGTCGTAATGATAAAGCCGGGGCCGCTGGTGTCGATCGTGGTCATGGAGAGCAATGAAAAAAGGCGTTGGGCGTGGCTACCCAACGCCTTCAGTGACGAAACGAACCGGTTACTCGATGAACTGGATAGGCCCCACGCCCGTCTTGGTGGGCTTGAGCGCCGTGATGGTCACGTCGATCAGAAACAGCTGCTTACGGCTGAATTCACCGTTCAGCTTAGCACTGACCGACCCGCGTGGGATCACCATCTTCATACCGTCCTGCGGGGTGATCTCGACGGTCTGCTCGATCGTAGGGGTCGTGTCGGGCATGTTCCAGGTTTTGGCCGGGCTGCTCCCGGTGGCCGTACCGCCAAACAGGGCGATGAGCGTGGCCGTGTCCGGGTTCATGATCTGGAACGTCAGGGTGATCGCCCCTTTTTTCTCTTTTTTGTAGACGGCATCCTCGACCTCTTCGGCAAAGAAGCTGGTCACTTCGGGATCGTCCTGATTGAGTTTGCAGCTATCCTCGTAGGTATAGCCCAGGGTGGCCAGCGACGTGCCCGGCCCGCCATCGACCGCGACGTTACCGAGTTTGATGGTACTGATACCAATGGTGTATTTTGCCATAGCTAATTGGGGAAAAATTGAAGGTCAACGCGCAGGTTGACGTAGTGACTGTTGGTTTCTACTTCCTGAATCAGCACCATGTTACCGAGGGTCAGGGCGTAGGTTTGCGTAGCATGGTCCCGGATGAGGGGAACGACCAGTTTGGTCAGCGCGTCCAGCCGGGTCAGGTTAGCTACCCGCTCATCCCGCTGGGCATTGCCCCGGTCGGTGCGTTTCACCCTCAGGTCGGGGACGTACAGGTTAACATTGGCGCTGGCCAGCTGGATCCGCGTACCGGTCATGGGCAGGCTGTTGATCACGACATCCTCGCGGTCGGACTCGGCCGGTCGGCTCAGCAGGTAGATGTCCCCCGACAACGCCCCAGTCAGGGCGGTATCGTTTTGTAAGCGCTGGTACAGCAGGGTCAGCAGGTCGATCGGGGTCGTCATGGTTTGGCCAGGGACGCAATGTCCAGTTTGAGTTGAGCGAGCATCTTGGGCAGTTCGGTGATCGCCAGCTGCTGAGCACTGGTGAGCACGTCCAGTCCACGACTCTCGACCGACAGGGCGTAGTTCATACCCGCCACGACGATCAGCGCGTATCCGGTCGGGTGTTCAGCTGCCAGCGATTTGGCCAGCTCCTGCCCAATCTTCACGCCGTCTCCGCTGCCTCGGGTCGTGCGGGTTTTGCCCGGCTTCACCGTCACGGTTACCTGAGCCGACCGGCGAAAGCTGCTTTTCAGCACCCGCCCATCGCGCACGATGACGTAGCCGATGCTGTTCCGCAGATTGCCCGTCTGGTCCTGATAGGATCGAACCGAGCGGGCCTGATTCACGCACAGCTCCCCCAGATAGGCGAGGTTGTTAAGAATGGCATTTTCGATCGCTTTCTTGCGAACGGCGAACGCCTTCTGCACATCAGCTTTGGTGAACCGTGGTACTAAACCCATGCCCGTTTGTGAAACTGATCCGCGACGGACCGTACGACCGTACCCGACACCCGCACCTGACTGCCATCCCGCACCTCGACCTGAGTACCGGGGTAGATAACCGGCACGGACCGGGGCATCTGCAGCAGCGTCTCGTAGGTGAAGGCCTGCCCGTCTTCGAGCTGGACCACGCCCCCCTTGCTGTTTACCTCGTCCCGACACACCCCCAGCATCACCCAGCTGTTGGTGCCGGGTGTATAGTGGCCCTGTTCGTTGCGGGTGGCTTCGGTACTGGCCAGCACCCAGAGCTGATACGGATACTGGCTTACCATAGCGACGACCGGTTACGCACTTTAGGCTGGGTGGAGGACTGACTGATGTCAGCCCACAGCTGTTCACAGAAAACCTGTACCGCCTTGCGGTCGTACTTGATCGAATAGCCCCCTTCCGTCACGTCGGGCATGGCCAGCAGCTGGGACGCCATGCTGTGAAGGGCCTGGCTGACCGGTTGCTTCAGGTCCAGTGTATAGGGGGCAGACCCGTTGAGGCCGTTTTCCACTAACAGGGCTTCCATCTGCACGGGCGTCAATTCAATTGACAGGGGCTGCAACTTGCTGGCGATAACGTCCTGAACACTGGCCATACGACAAAGGGTGAAAGGGGGCTACACGCTTATACGATCGCTTTCAGGATGTGAATGCTGTCGATGGTATCGAGGGACGGGAACGCGTTGAGTTCCACTTTGGTCCACTCGCCAAACGGTTCATTCTCCTGCCATTTCGAGATGACGGCGCGGTTGAACTGACCATAGGTCACCTTTTCGACCGGGGTGATCTGCTCGATAGCCAGGGCGTTTTTGATGGTGCCCAGCGGACCGGCAGGGATGAACGACACGTTCGATTCGTTGAAGGGCTTGAGGGTGTTGATCTTGCCGTCCTTCTCGATACCGATCGTTTCGTTGTTCACCTCAATCGTTGGCATCTGGTTGTCGGTCAGATACTGGTTGATCCGCTCCAGGGTGGTAGCGGCCACTCCGCTGTTGGTCACTTTGGGGCCGAAGAAATACAGCCCCATGGTGTCCTGCACCTGTTTGGTCCGCTTGAACTTGAGCCAGAGAGTGTTCGACATGATCATTTTGTCGAACACGACACCCCGCACGTTACCCGCTTCCATCACCCCTTCGATATCGGTCAGGGGCGTGGCGGTAGCGGCCGTATCCCATGAGATGGCTGCGTTGATCCGATTGGAATCGGGCATCAGTAGATCGATCGGATCGCCCAGCACAAGCCCGTCCGGGTTGTTCTCGATGCTGAGGGAAATCTTACCGGAGCTGACCGCTTCCAGCGCCATGATGTCCAGCCGCTTGTGGGCCGAGTCGCCCACCTTTTTGACGTCGCCAAACAGGAAATCCAGCAGCTGGGTTTTCTTCGTCTGCTCATCGACGTTCATGCTCTGGAGCATGAGGAAGTCCCGGTAGTCCGACTCGGACATCTTGAACATCTCCTTGATGGCCGGGATTTCACCGCTTAGCTTTTCGAGGCCCTGCCGCGACCGGATAGGGGTCTGGGAGTCGCGGTTCACGATCGAGGCCGCGGCTTCGATGCGGGAGCGACCAATCGCTGAGACGAATGTCAGCGAGTTTTGAGCAGGCGCGAACGTGAAGTACTTCTGGTACCACGTCGGCGCAAATTTGCTCAGGCTCTGATCAATGACCAGCTGAAGGCGGTCAGAGTAGGTGCCGAAAATTGATTTTAACTTGGTCATCTGACGATGCGCTGTTTAGGCGGGGGCTGCCCGCACGGTTAGTGATGAATCCGGTGGGATCGGATTAGTACGACTGCGAGAAAACGATCAGGGGCAGGGCCGCTTTGATTTCGTCCGTGGCCACGGGGGCACGGCGGGCGAACAACGTACCGCGAATAACAACGGCCAGATCGGCGTTGGCTTCCACCATCGTGTCTTCGTACAGCACACCGCGTGGGGTTGTGATGAACGCGCTGTTGCTGGCGCCGGTCGTAGCCGACTGGAACAGACCCGTACCGGCCGTCAGAGCTACGCCGAGGGTCGTACCCACCGTAACCTGATCGTAGGCGGCATTGCTGGTGTCGATCGCCGTGATCGCATACGCCTTGCTGCCTTTCGTTGCGGCCAGATTATCGCCCACCTTCAGGCTGTGCCCCTTCTCGACCCGGTAGTCGACCGCGGTGTTGGTAGCATTCGCCTGCAATGTGGCGGTTTTAAGCACGACCGCTTTGCGCGTCGCTTCGTCATACCCCAGTACGGTACCGGCTCGTAGTACGGAGCCGAGCACCAGCCCGGTAATGTCCAGGATGAAGCCACCCTGCGCCGTTTCGTGTACGCTCTGAAAGACCGTAACACCGCGGCTGACCACTTCTTTTTTGAGACCTAAGCTCATGGAATGATTGGTTTAAAACTGGTGAAGAATGCCAATGCCCCGCCCGGTCGTCATCACCGCCCGGCCTGAGCCCCCCGTTTACGCCTTGGCCGGTTCGGCTGTTTGTTTCGCCCAGGCTGCGATGTCATCATCGACCTGTTTCGTAGTGACCGACTGCCCCGGTGTGAATGGTTTCGATTGTTGAGCCAGCGCCGTGTTGGTCGCGTTCTGCTCCATGACTTTTACGTCTTCCTCCGTTTCGGTCAGGTAGGCCGTGAATTCGTCGTCATCCTTGAAGGACATCCGGCCGAAATCCTTGAGCACCTTCGTCTTGACGGCATCGGACACGTCCTTGAGCTTCGCTTCCAGCGTCTGTCTCCGCGTGTCGGTCGATTTTCCCTGCTCGATCTGTGCCAGCTTGGTTTCCAGCACCTTGTTGGCGTCGATCAACGTTTTGGCCCAGGCGGGAACCTCTTCCTGCTGCTTGTTGGGGTCGGGTGTTGACTCCTCCCCCTCTTTTTTCTGCTGCTGCTGACCGCCTTCCTCCTTGGCTTTCTTGACAGCCGCCGTGACGCGTCCGTCGATTTCGCCCTGAAAAACTTTCAGCATGGGCTCTACGGCCGTAACTGCCCCATCGATTTTGTCCTCTTCCGTGACCGTTTGCTCCAGGTAAGTGGCGCACCCGTCAATAGCCTTCTCCGAAAAACCTAAGTTTTTGTACTTCAACCGGAGGGCTGCGAGAATCTTTTCTTTCATGTTGCGATACGTCTAATGGTTTTTTTGGTTCGCACAAATATAATGCGAGTGCTTATATTTGAAGCATCTAGCCCAAAATTTTACCATTGCCAACTAGCAGTATTTCAGTGTTTTAACATGGAAACAAGAGCTAACCCACCCCCGAATAGCCTCTAAATGTTCGTTGCTTACCGGCCTATATAAGCAAAGCAGATGCCCGCTAATCGCAACACCGACAGCGCCTTACAAGGAGTTCTGATTTTTGCACTCTACTAAGAAGTCGAGCAAGAATCCAAGCAAGCTCGACAGCAACAATGCAAGCAACGTATAGACCGATCCGGCTGGTGGCTGAGACGGACACTCATCTCGTTAATCCTATCCTGTATGCGTATTTACGCGAACTATTTATCCCTGCTGGTCGGGCTGTTCACGCTCAGTGCGTTGGTCCCGGCCCCACTCCCGCCTGTACGGTCGGTTACCCCTGGCCGCGACACCCTGCCGGCCGGTACCCGCATCAGCATCACGATCCAGCAGCCGGGCGAAACCAGCAGCAACCGAATCGACTACACCGTTCCGGCCCCGCCCGCCCCTGTCAAACCCATCGACCCCGCTACGGTGGTCCTCAGCGATGGACTGCAGATCGGCACCCGAGGCACATCCAAACTGATCATCCGAGTGTTCGAGGGCAAAGCCTACCTGACCGAAGTACTGGCTGATGGGAGTATCTTGGTGCGCGGCCCGAACCTGCTCCGCAGAGGGGATGTCAACAGCCTCTACAAGACGCGAGAGAACGAGCTGACCGGGGGGGAAACCGGCTGGGGTGGCCTGGACGAACCCAAAGGGTTCAAAAAACCCGATGGGCTGATCCGTAAGCAGTTCGGAGATGGTGCGGTCTATTACGTCCCTGACGATAGAACCGGTTCGGTTACACCCATCCCCAAGCCAATCGATCCGGCCCCGGTACAGCCCGACCCCGTACCGGACACTAAGCCCATCACGCAGCCGCTGCCTTTCCCATCGGATGAGGAAACCCTGTGGGCGCAGGTCGCTCGGCTGGGCAGCCAGCGGCAGGGGCTCCAGCTGGCCCTACCCTACCGGCCCGAACCCAAGGCCAGCTTCGAGCCGACCCAGTTCGGTACCGGCAAGGCCTTCGCGGATAATTACCGGTTTAGTGTCGACTTCAACCCGCACCGGTACAGTGTCGAGCAGCTGCGCGGGCTGGGGCAAACCATGTTTTCCCGCTTTCTGTGGGGAACTGACGATGCCCCGTTCCGAAGCCTACCCGCTGGCGACCGGTGGTATTATCAGACCGAAAATGAACTGCATGGCCCCTACGAAGGAGCGAAATATTTCGAATCTGATCTGGCCGACATCGAAGCCTGGTACTACCACGCCATACCGTCGAACATGGGGCATTGGGTGGCGAACATCGAAACCAGCAACGGCTGGCGCCCCTATATGTACGATGGCTCAGGGCGCCATGGCTATGACAGCTGGGAGGTTGCCAAAAACAGACGGATTCGTTGTGAGTTCGACGGGCAGGTGCGGAGTCTGGAGGAGTTGCAGCAGTCGGGCCTATGGGACCGGGAAGAGCAGACCCGCCGTACCAACCGGCTTACTGTTGGTCTGACACTGGCGAAAGAGCGCAACGGGCAGGCGCTATACGGGTCCAGCATGTGGCAAGGCATCCCCTGGACCACCGCGCTGAACACGGCCGAGGTGTTTCAGGAAGGCTACGCGGATGTGTCGAGAATCGGGGGAGACGGGGACGGCAACATCAGCCTGAACGGACGTCGCTACAAGCTGACCGGCTCCGTCTGGGATGCGGAGTCCGCGATGTGCGATTACTTCTACTACTTCAACTTCACCCTGTCCCGGCCGCTGTTCAACGATATCTATCTGGGCAGTGACCTCGCAAAAAAGACCTATCCAACGCTATGGGCGGCTATGGACCCCTTCGACATCGTAGGATCGGAGAAGGGGCATTATCAGGCCAACGCGCACCGGATGCTGGTTCGACAGGGCAGGATTCGGGGCAGCTACCGGATGCTCATCGGCGTATTCGAAGACAACCGGGCCGGGATCATCGGCGGGCGTTTCCCCGGGGAAGCCGCCCGGCCTCCGCAGCCGGAACTGGCCAATACGCTCCAGTGGACCGATAGCGGAAAGACCCTGTTTGATACCCCTAAGATCTGGCTCCCACCGTATATGCCCGCGGGGGCTTATACGGTGCATCGGTTTCTATCGGGCGACCGGCCGCAAAGTGGGTATCATCACTGGGAGTCACCCCAGCGGGCGAGTGATCCCCTGACCGTGCCGTATTACAACCACGAACTGCACACGGTTACCAACCTGTGGTGGGCGCGGCACAACCTGCAGCCGCTCGAATTCTGGTATAGCAATACGACCCTGACCGAAGACCCGCTGGTGCAGATCAACCGGCAGGGTGACTACCGGGCGTACAGTGGTGCGGAGGCTTTCGGCCGATACCCGGATGGAACCAGCCAGGCCCCGAAGCCATCGTACATCGTTCGTAGCAAAGCCGTGAAGGGCGGCACCCAGGTAGCGATCGTGGGCGGCTATCCCCAGGGGTGGTACGCGACCAGACGCGACAATCTGCAAGTGCCCGCCCTGCCCGGGGTGACCTTCGACATTACCCTGTTTGGCCCCCAGGCGCATGTGTACTGCGTGTTTGTTCCGACCGGGCAGGCAGGTCCCTACACACTGACGCCCAGCCTCAGCCCCGAGACCAGCCGCCCCGGCTACGCGGGCCGCATCCTTACCGACACGATCACGAAGTAACCGTGTCGGTTCAGCTTTCCCCCCACTCTATCATAATGACTGCTTCAACGAAAACCGTACTGATCGCCTTCAATCTGGTCCTGATGACAGGCCTCTTGGAATGGCTCTATAACTATTTCCGGCCAGACCAGAACATGGGGTACTGGCTGGCCGCGGCTGCCGGGGCCTTCGTGATCCGCTTCGCCCTGCCCGGTATGCCCCTGCGCCGGTCGCTGACGGGCTGGCTGGTGGGTGTCATTCTGGCCTGCCTGTTCGCGACCAGCGCGATCAAGTCTCATGTGTTTGGTCCCCTGGAACCCGTCGCGGTCTGGGGGGCTGTCGCGCTGATCGGTGACCTCATCATTCAGGTCATTGCCTGGGTGATCCGACTCACCCAGAAGCTCGGCGCGGCCACGCTGGAGAACCCCGGTGATGCCTTCGACGAAACGCTCGAACGGGCCGAACAACTCACCTCCGTCTGGATCCGCATCAAAGCGCCATTTCTGGACCTCATCAAATCTGTTTTTAAACGCTCTGAACCATGACAACGAATCCGTTTGGTCCCATCGACCACCCGTTTATTGTGATTTTGCAAGGCATCGCGGCCGTGTGCCTGCTGCGGTATTTCTTCTATGTCCACCGCGACAAACAGCCCGTCCCCCAGATCATTGCCGCGCTGGCCTTCGGGGTGCTGACCAACCTCACCGCCCGGGTCATGGGCGGCAGCTGGTTCTGGATAGCCGACATTGTTCAGTACGCTCTGGCCGCTACGCTGGCCCTCACAGTTGTGATTGGTCGCTACAAACGAGTCAGGCAGGAAAAGGAATTCCAGAAAACGAATGGGATCACCGTCACGCCCATGCCCGTGCCTCACCCCATCAGCGACTTCTTCGACAGTCAGCAAAAGACCATCGTCTGGGTGGTCAGTGTGTTCGTGAGTGGGCTGATCATCTACGGCTACGTGAAGGCCTTCAACGAAAAGCAGGTGGTGGCCATTCAGGAAAACACCCGCGTGACCGCCGAATACGCCCGCGACCAGCACGAAAGCGAACAGGAGCGCGAAGCGATTCTGGTAGGCGTGGCTTCGGTTTCCGCGACCCAGCAGACGGTACTGTCGGGACTCCAATCCTTATCCCAGGTGCTGGTGAATTCACAGAAGGAAGCCAAGCAGGTGAAGCGGGACATCACCGACCAGGTCAATGCCAAAACGGCACCGATCCGGCAGATCGCCAAAGGCGTCGACTCGACCCGGCGCGACATGAAAGAGATCAAAAACCGCATCCGGAAGGAAACGCCGGAAAAGGCGAAAAGTCCCTTCTGGAAAAAGTGGTTTTCAGCGCATGGCTCAGGCGATACGACCTACATGGCGCGGAGCCTGTTCACTGACACCCTGGCCAATCACTGACATGAAGCTGCCCAATCTGCCCACCATCATACTGCTCGGGCTGGTGATCGGCTGCCTCTACTGGGGCGTGGATCAATGCAGTCAGAAAAGCCGGGCGACCGAGCAGGCCCAGCAGCTCCGGGACGCCAAACGTACCGACTCGACCTTCCTCATCGTGCGGGCACTGCTGTCCGAGCGGGAAGCCGCCAATCTGAAAGCGCAGCGGGACGAAGCGACGGCCCGGGCCCTGCAGGATGAAGCGGACCGCTCCAGCCGGGATCAGCAAACCGCCCTGCTATTCGCGATGATGAACCGGCCCACGCAGGAAACAGCCGCGCTCAGGGGCCTTATCGAAAACGGCTTTCTCCACCGGGACCGCTACCGGGATACAACGACGGGCTTTACACCCGACAGCGCGTTTGTGGCCAGTGTCGCCGTGCAGGGGCAGGTGCTGCGTGACACCCGGGCGGAGGTATCGCAGATCGGATTAGCCCTCCGGTCCACGCAGACTGAGCTGAGAGATGTCAAAGATCGCTTGACGTTTCAGTCGGCCGGCATCGGCACCCTACGCAGCTACGTGCAGGATGAGCGCAGCCGGGCGACCGGTTTATGGGCCCGGCCCCGTCGGCGGGTGCTGGACCAGATCGACGCCCGCATCGGTGTTTTACTCCAACCTCTTCCCCCCTCCAGTCATGGAATCAACCCTGCTCCAACCCCATAGCCGTGAGCTGGCTATCACGAATCGATTAAACGAGCTGGGCTGGGCGGTCAACCCCCAGGTGCCCGGCTATCGTCTTGCCGACACGCTGAAACGGTTCCAGCAGGCGCACCTCGACCGGTTCGGTCGGCCGCTGGTCGTTGATGGCGAGTATGGCCCTATGACCCACGACGCGCTGTTCGGCCAGTTCCCCCAGCCGGACGCGACATTAGCGGGCCGGGTATTGGCCGTGGCGCAATCACAGATCGGCATCACGGAAGTACCGCCCGGCTCGAACCGGGGGCCGCAAATCGATGCGGTGCTCAAATCGGTAGGGTTAGGCCCGGGCTATGCGTGGTGTGCCGCCTTTGCGTATTGGTGTTTTGGGCAGGCAGCCCGCCAGCTGAGCGTACCCAACCCCTGCCCCCGGTCGGCGGGTGTGCTCAACATGTGGGCACTGGCGGGCTATGCCGAATCAGGCCTGCAGCGAATTCCGACCAGCCAGGCCCGGCAGAACCCGACGGTGATCAAACCGGGCATGCTGTTTCTGATGCAGTTCAGCACCACCGCGGGCCATCTGGGTCTGGTCGAATCGGTCAACGCGAAGGGGCAGCTGATCACCATCGAGGGCAACTCCAACGTAGCCGGCAGCCGGGAAGGCACGGCCGTGCTGCGCCAAACCAAACGTACCGTATCGACCATTAACCTGGGCTTTATCAGCCTCTGATAGGGAACAGGTGGCGTAAATCCAAAACGTAAATTATTGTCAACTCATGACTGATATTCAAAAGCGGTTTGTCGAGGAGTACTGCAAGGACTGCAAGGGTGGCCCCGCGGCCATTCGGGCAGGGTACAGCAAGGAGGGCGCCCGGCAAAAAGCCTACGAATTAAAACAGGATCCGGAGATCGCGGAAGCCATCAATCTGCGGCTGCTGGCGATGTCCATGTCGGCGGAAGAGGCCCAGCGGCACGTCTCTGACATTGCCGCTACCCGGCTCAACGATTACCTCACGGTTGAAACCGTCTGGGAATCGTCGTACGAGAAACGGTCGCTGAAAGACCTCATCAAGGAGCTGGAGACCGAGAATCAGATCGATAGCGAACTCATGGCCCGGACTGAGATGCCGGATAAGACCATGGATGAAATGTTTGTGGAGATTCAGAAGCGGAAGCTGCAAATCATCCGGTACGAAATCGAGCTGGAGATCAACCCCAGGGCTCATCGGGTGATGAAAACCGAACCCAAGCCGGTCAAACGGGCCAGTGTGGATCTGGTGGCGCTGGCCAAAGCGGATAATGAGGGTCGAATCAAAAAGCTTTCGTTCAATGAGCGGGGGCTGCCCAGCGTGGAATGTTACCCGGCCGATGCGGCTCTGGAAACGATTCTGAAGCTGCATGGTAAACTGGTGCAGAAGATCGACCACAGCGGGGATATTGGTGTAAAAACGGTGGACACCTCAACGCTGTCGGACGAAGAGAAAAAGGCTTTCCTGCTGTTGGCTCGTAGGGTGAAATAATGGAGCAGCAGCTGACGATATCGCCCGAAGAGTTCGCGTTACTGACGCAGATCGAGCGGGACGCCTGTAAGGAGTCCTTCTTTGAGTTCGTCGTCTCGTTCTGGGATGTCGTTATTCAGGAAGAGCCGGTGTTCAACTGGCACATCCCGTTTCTGTGTGAGGAGCTACAAAAGCTGTCGGTATCGATCGTGGCCCGGCAGGCCAAGCCCTACGACCTCACCATCAACATTCCGCCTGGCACCACGAAGTCTACCATCGCGACGATCATGTGGCCGGCCTGGCTGTGGACGCAGGATCCGTCGCTACGCATCATTTCCAATTCGTATTCGATGGACCTCAGCATCGAACACGCCGTGAAGAGCCGCGACATCATTCTGTCGGACAAATACCGGCGGCTGTTTCCGGAGGTGAAGGTGCGAAAGGACAAGGGGGCGAAGTCGATGTACGAGACCACCAAAACGGGGGCCCGGTACACGACCTCGACCGGGGGCACCATCACGGGTAAACACGCGCACGTCATTATCAACGATGACCCGCTGAATCCCTCGCAGGCGGCTTCGGATGCGGAAAGGAAAACGGCGAACGAGCACACCAAAACGCTGTCGTCGCGGAAGGTCAACAAAGCCAACACGCCGACGGTGACCATCATGCAGCGGCTCCACGAAAGCGACGTGACGGGCTACACGTTGGCCAAGAAAGGTAACACGATTCGCCATATCTGTTTGCCGGCTGAGGCCAGTGGCGACGTGAAGCCGCCTGAGTTGCGCGAACGCTACGTGAATGGGCTGTTGGACCCGGTGCGGCTGAACCGGGACGTGCTCAACGAAGCGAAGGTCGACCTGGGCACTCAGGGCTACGCGGGCCAGTTCCTGCAGTCGCCGTTCGTGGCGGGCGGCACCGTGGTCAAAAAAGACTGGTACCGGTTCGTGTCGAGGGAGACGTTCAACCGGATGCGGAAAAACGAACCCATTGTCTTTTTTGGCGATGGAGCCTCCACGGATGATGAAGACAGCAACGACCCGAGTGGATTCATTGGCACCTGTAAGATCGGGGAAGACCTCTACATCACCCATGCCGAGAAGGTATGGATGGAATTGCCCGAACTGATAAAGTGGCTGCCGAGCTGGGTGAAAGCCCGGGGCTACACCGAGAGTAGCACGATCCGGATTGAACCCAAAGCATCGGGACATCAGATCGTGCAGATGCTGAAACGGATGAGCGGTCTCAACATCCTGTTCACCGAAACGCCGAAAGAAAGTAAGATGCTCCGCTTCACCGCGGCCTCACCCAAGGTCGAGTCGGGCCGGGTGATTCTGGTGGTCGACCTGTGGAATGATGAGTTCATCGACGAAACGACCGGCTTCCCCAATAAAGTGCATGACGAATACGTCGACCTGCTGGCCTATGCCGTCGATTACCACCTCGCCCAAACAACCAACAATTTAAACCGCATTGCCAACCAATTACACTAAACACCCATGAAGTACACCGACATCACCGGAACGACGGACATCGACAGCAGCATCGCTTTTCTAAAAAAAGGGAAAGCCGCATCAAACATCGAGCGTTACAAAAAGCAGTTTGAGCCAGCGGGTCACGCCACGCTGGATAAAAGCTTGCGGCCCGACAAACAGATCATGAAAGAGAACGGCGAACTGGACCGGATGGAGCTGGTGAACCGGCTGGCCCTCCCCTTCCAGAAAAAAATTGTTTCGGCCACGGTAGCCTTCACGTTTGGCAACCCGGTCAAGCTGGTCTGCCACGACGAAACCGAACCCGCCAAAGACGTGCTGACGGCCGTGCAGCGGATCCTGAAGGACAATAAGGTCGACAGTCACAATCGGCGCGTGGCCCGGGAGCTGGCCCGCTCAACTGAAACGGCCGAGTGCTGGTTTCCCGTGTCGGTTGACTCGCATGAAAAGTACGGGTTTCCTACGCCCTTCAAATTGCGGGTGCAGCAGTTCAGCCCATGGGCCGGTGATCTGCTGTATCCGGTCTTCGATCCGACCGGCGACATGGTCGCGTTTGGGCGGGAGTTCACTGTGTCGGAAATCGTGGAGGGTACCGCCAAAGAGGTGAAATACTTCGAGGTCTATACCGATGAGCACCGGGTTGTGTGGACGAGCGGGATAGGCGGCTGGGTTCAAAAGACCGAGGAACCTAACGTGCTGGGAAAAATACCGGTGATTTACGGCAAACAGGAAAGCGTCGACTGGCAGGATGTGCAGGAAAGCATCGACCGGCTGGAGAAGCTGCTAAGCAACTTTGCCGACACGAATGATTACCACGGCAGCCCGAAGATTTTCATCGAGGGGTCGCTGATCGGCTTTGCCAAAAAAGGCGAGTCTGGGGCTATTCTGGAAGGGGAAAAAGGCTCTAAGGCGGAATACCTCAGCTGGGACCACGCGCCGGAGAGTGTGAAGCTGGAAATCGAAACGCTGATCCGCTTCATTTATTCCTTCACGCAGACGCCCGATATCAGCTTTGACAGCGTGAAGGGTCTACAGGACATCAGTGGTATAGCGCTGCGGATGCTGTTCCTGGATGCCCACCTGAAAGTGCAGGAAAAGCGGGAAGTACTGGACGAGTATCTGCAACGGCGGCTCAACGTGATCAAGGGGTTCGTGGGCAAGTTCAATAAGTCGCTGGAAAAAGCGGCCGACATGGTGGAGATCGAACCCGAAATACAACCGTTCATGGTCGATGACATGAAAAACGCGCTGGAGAACATCCTCAGCGCGAACGGCAACAAACCGGTGATATCGCGTAAAACGGCAATCAAGCTGTCGGGTCTGGTGGATGACGTCGATGCCGAATACGACGCGATCGAGGAAGAGACGGCTAGTGAACGGACGTTCGACATCGCGGGTGTCACGGTATAAATCTACTTACATCCGGGCATGAACAACCTCATCACGACCATCCCCCAATCGAAGTTTCGCACCTGGGCGCACGGGGAGCGGGTCTGTATCCTGTGCGATGGCGAAACGCCCCGTCAGGAAGGGGAACCCTGGTTCTGGATTATCAACACGCAGCGGCTGCCCAAAAAGGATATTGTGGATTCTGTCTGCTACATGATCTACGCCGGCCGGGTGCGGGGCTATTTTGACATCGTATCGATCGACGCTGCTGAAGACTGGCAACACTACAGTGATCCGGCCCACATCCGGAAAGGGTATTCCATCGTGCTGGCCAACTGGCACCCCGTCGCGGCTGGTGATGAGATTACCGGTTTTCAGGGCTGGCGCTATACCCCCCTTACTCCATTATAACATGACACCCCATTGTCGACTATCCTCGGCTCGTTTTATTATTCCGATCGAGCTCTACAACCGAGACCTCTACGTAAGCCTGGGCGAAAGTGATGAACGGTTCGCTCAGGGCTTGTCTCGCTACAAAGATGCCGCGTTCGTCGCGGGAGCCCTCAAGCATATGAAAGTGCCCATGGAGCCGGGCCACGGCCGGTTTGGCCTGAATAACGGATTCTATATCCTGCGGATGGGTGTATTTCCCCAAACGAGTCAGGACTACGGCATCCTACAGCATGAGGTTTTTCACTGTGTCGAAACGATGCTTCACGCCAGCGGGATGAAACACAGCCTGAAACACTCCTCGGAAGCCTATGCGTATTTCGTGCAGTACCTCACTACGCAGCTGTATAACCGGTTGTGGGCCTAAGCTGCCTGAACCCGTATAACCCCCTTTCCAATGAGTACCCCCCGATTTTCTGTATTGCGCTGGGAGAACCTGAACGCGGCCAACATCGAAGCCTACGCGCAGCGGGTGGAGGTGTTCTATCAGCTGGCCATCCGGGAAGCGGCCCTGATCGCTGAATCCACCCCGATCGACCCCACCCGACCGTTCCGCTTTCAGGACTACCCCATGACGGCGAACCGCGTCAATCAATTCCTGTCCGAGCTGGCCAGCGGCATACGGGCCACGATCGAGGAAGGGCAGGCCGCGGGCTGGAATCTGGCTAACCAGAAAAACGACGCGCTCGTCGATGCTATTCTGGAAACCAGCGCGGTACCCCGCTCCCGGGCTGAACGGTTCCTCAACCGCAACCTCGAAGCGCTGAAAGCGTTCCAGAGCCGCAAAACGGCGGGATTGGATTTATCGCGCCGGGTGTTCACCTACACGGGTCAGTTTAAGCGGGAGCTGGAGCTGGGTATCGATGTGGGATTGGGGGAAGGTAAATCGGCCGATCAGCTGAGCCGGGATCTGCGTGGCTACCTCAACCGGCCCGACAAACTGTTTAGGCGGGTGCGGGACAAACGGGGCAACCTGGCCCTGTCGCGGGCTGCTGAGGTGTACCAGCCCGGCCGGGGTGTATATCGGTCGAGCTACAAAAATGCGATGCGGCTGGCCCGGACCGAAATCAACATGGCCTACCGGGCGTCGGATTACGAGCGGTATCAGCAGCTAGATTTCGTAGTGGGTATTCAAGTCAACCTCTCACCCCGACATGTCATCCGCGATATCTGCGATGACCTGAAAGGCCGGTACCCGAAGACGTTTAAATTCCTGGGCTGGCATCCGCTCTGTAGATGCTATACGACGACCATACTGGCCAGCCCCGCTGAACTGTCGGCCATGAACCGGCGACTGCTCAACGATGAGGACACGGCCGGGATGGCCAGCGTGAAGGACGTCACGGAGCTACCGGAGGGGTTCACGACCTGGTTGAGCGCCAACCGAGCCCGGTGGGAACAGCCGGGGGGCACGAATCCCCTGTTTCTGGTACAGAACCCGCAGGTGTTCCAACCTCGACCGGCACCCCGGCCGGTACCTGTTCCCATCCCCGTTCCGGTACCGCCCCCGGCGCCCATCGATCAGGCCGCCCGGTTCCGGGCAGCTGGCTGGAACGTGTCGGGGGGTGATGCAGTGTTCAACAACCTCTACGCGCAGGTAGCGGATGGGTTCGACTTCGACCAGTTCAACCAAACGATGAACGCGCTGGTAGCGGCCGACAATATCACGTTTCGAAGCCGGATCCTGTCGGCGGGGTACGGAACCATTTCGATGGAGTTGACCGGCGCGAATGCGAAGGGAGAGATATTCGATCTTAGTCGAAACTTCATGCTGCATAAGGGGCAGCGGACGGTGAAGCATGAGTACTTTAAAATACCCAAGGATTTACAGGGCAAAGGGATCAGTAAGAAGGTCTTTCAGGCCCTCTACGAGCAGTACCAGAACGCGAAGGTTGAGCGGATCGAGGTGTTCGCCAATATTGACATTGGTGGCTACACCTGGGCACGGTACGGGTTCAGTTTTAAAAATGAGGTGGACCGGCGCATGATTGTCAACCGGGCGCAGCGGGCCTTTTCGGGCAAGACGCTGGACGCGTTCAATGCGTTCTGGGCGACCGTGAAGGACGTTCCGGTTTTCCCCCTGCAGGCCTTTACCCAGACGCCCTGGGGGAAAAAGGTACTGCTGGGCTCCAACTGGGATGGGTATATCGACCTGACCGATGCCAACCAGCGTACCCTATTCGAGAATTACCTGTTTGGCCGGTAAGGCGTTTTGATTCCACTGAGCCAGAAACGGCCGTACCTGGTCGAGCGTCAGCGACAGGGTCGTCAGCGCCTGCTCGACGGGCATACCGGCGCCAACGAGCTGGAACAGGGCAAAGGCGTCATGCTGCCGCTGCGTGTCCACGCTGATGGTGAATTCACCGTGCTGAGCGGTGGTCAGTTCCTCTTTCATGGCGGTTAGTTACTGGGTGCGGAGGGGCACCCCTGTTAAAACACGCATCTCGCAGTCTCCGTTCAGGTAGTCGACGGCCAGCACCGCGATCGCCCGGCCCTGTACGGTGGTCAGGTTGTCAATACGGTCGTAGGTCGTTCGTCCCTCGACCAGAATCGATACGGTTTCGGTATAACCTTCTTTCACGGCCCGGTTAGCGGGCTTGTTCATCGCCGGGTCACTAAGTCGGCGTTTGATCTGCTGGATCGTGTCTTTGATCTGATGTTCGGCTGGTTTCATTATAAAGACTTATTAAAATCGCTGTTATACTGAGCTAATTCTCTTTGTAATTTATCATATATGAAAAGCGACTCTGGATAGAACTCACGTAGATAAGTACTCAATTCGTCCACACTAGGTATTTTTGCCCCATCCATTCTGTGAAGAGTTTGGATTGCTAGCCGAATTGTTGTAGATGGTAATATTTTCCCAATTGAACGTCCAACTCCTTTTGGTGCTGTATTTGTCTGGGCTAATTTCGATTCTTCAGGATTGTAGTTTTCTAGAGATCGAATTCGTCTATCAAAACCCCTCACAGTCGTCAATATTTCACTCAAAATATCTTTATCCTTGCGTGTGTCCGGCTTTTCATGATTAGGTGTGCTACCCAGAATGTTTTTAAAGTGGGTATCGAATTGAGGGTAGTAAGTGTCAAACACTTTCCTAAATACATCGGTACTTAGATTCGGCTCTTTGATCTGACTATTTACCGTTCCTGCAATGGCAAATAATCCCTGTTCCGTTGGGGAAACCGCATTTAATTGAGACAATGGGGGATGAATATCGTGTGGCTCCAGATCAATCAGAAATGGAATCACACGGCTGGTGGATAGTCCTTTCGTCAGCGCCCCAGCTTCAAATAATATCCAGGGCTTATCCTTATTCTCATTAGTCAGGCAGATAATACCGATGGACGTGTCTGCCAGTTGGGTTCCGATCTCATTAAACCAGACAGAACCACTCTCAATGTCCTGCGTGGACACCCACGGGTCGGATGCCTGAACCACGCATTTAAGCCACCACTTAAACAGCTCGGCCACCTGTTTGCTACGCTCTCCGGACCAGCTAATAAATACTTTCATGACAACAGGGTTTGGGGGTTATGGATAGAATCGGGTGAATGGGTAATTCTTGATGTTCACAGCTATCAGTGCTTATTGTCGTTGTACTTTTGCCGTATGGACGAAGTATATGCATTTTTCGCTACAAACCCTCCCCTGCCTCAGCATCTGGTAAGACTTAATAACTACACGACGGTTGATGATGTGAATATCTTTTTACCCGTGGCTATCAACAGAGCCAGGGAAGGACACAGCCAGTCTCAACGGTTACTGACCGATCTGTACAAAATCGTGACCAAAGCGCCCGACGTGCCCGTCAACTGAGAGCTTTATAGAGCCCGGCCTGCAGCACGATCGTAGCGACAATGATACCGATCTGGATAGGTCGATCGATTAGGGCCGCATGGACCAGTAACGTTGTGCCAGCAATAACTGCCAGTGCTACCAGGAGCAAGAATACCGGTTTCTGATAAAAAGGCCTCATCGGTGGTAATGGATTAAGAAGTCAAGTATCTCATTATCATCGCGAGTGTCGTCGAAGCTACCCAGGTAACCAAGTAGTTCGGACGGCGCCTTGCGAGCCTTCAGAATCCTGTACAACTCCTGCGTAATTTTCTTGTACGTGTTTCGACGGCGAACCGAGTTTTCGATGCAGGCGGTGCGATCCGACTGTTCTGATAAGATCTGCTGCACGTCGGGTGCAAACCGAAAATACATTCCCTTTGTACCACCCGGCTGGCCGGACTTCGATTTCCGACCGGCCCCCGGCTTGCGTCGTTTCGGCTCCTCACTCATAGCCTGTACATATTTGGCAAGTCGACTGATCACTCGACCAATAAACTAAAGGTAATGCCTTATTTCGTATATACGAAATAGATAGTTATTATTTTGTATATACTGAGGAAGCGGTATTGTGGTACAACCTCCAATAAAAATAGCCACACCCCAGCGAGGTATGGCTATCCACTATACAGACGATGGAATCAGTAATTCCAGGTCAGACACTCTATCTTGCTTTTCTTTTCAGCCCGTTTGCCACTGACCGCCAGGGTTTGGGTGATGTCTTCATCCTGCCAGCCCAGCTGTTTCCGGTAGTCGAGTAGCTGCGGTTCGGGGTAGCTGCTGAGCAGGAACTTCCCTTTCATCCCCATGCACATATCCAGTAGTCGCTTGAAGTCATCAGCGGTATAGCCTGCGTAATGCCCCTGATCAGAAGAGACGTAAGGCGGATCGAGATAGAAAAACGCATCCTCCGCATCGTAGGCTTTCATCACCTTCAATACGTCGTAGCTTTCAATCGTGACCCGCTTCAGCCGGTTCTGGTAAGCGTCGGTCAGCTGGTGCTTTTTATTAAAAATCTTAAGCGCACAGCTGCCATAGCGATCGTAAGCGAAGCCCTGCCCGATCAGGCTGGAAAAGCTCATGTTGGTCTGGGTCCATACCGCCCAGGCCATGCGAAGCACATCGCTGATTTCGACCTCCCCACCCGGACCGACGGCTGACTTGTACTCGGCATGGCTGTCGCGGTGCTGAGCCCGGCTGTGAAAGGTTTCATCGATCAGCGTAGCCAGCTCGTCATAATCATACTTCAGCACTTTGTAGAAGGTAATCAGCCGGTTGTTAATGTCGTTGACCACCTCAGCCTTGGATGGAGGTTTGCCCCAGAATACCGCCCCACCCCCAAAGAAGGGTTCGATGTAGGTGTGGTGTTCCGGGATTTTGGGTAGGATGTGGGGGAGCATACGCTGCTTTCCGCCGTAATACGTGATCGGCGTTTTGAGCTTTTGTTGAGTCATGTAGTGAATGGTTAGCGGATCAAATTAGCTATATTTAACTAATGCGATGCCGCGATTACCACCAGCACTCCCGTAACTCAAACAGGCTGACAGGTATAAAATTTTCAGTCAGAAAACGAATGGGATTACACAAAAAAGCCCGGGTAGATCAATTTACCCGGGCGTATTGGCCCCACATTGGTACTAAGCTGATTAGCGTAAGTATTTATAACACTCGAACTACATTTACTTACCGCTATCCATTGTACCTTATTTCCTGACCCGGTTTCCCCAATCCTGCAAAGCGTATCTCACAATTGCTAATTGGATGGTATAGTATAGTCCCATTATCAATTTTATCAGACCACAACCTGAACATCCGCAAGAAATACTCTGACCCAATACGTTCCGGGTCTAAACGTTCAAAAACGCAGTAGGTCAAACCTCTGAATTTTATTTTGGGTAAAGACGCTGGTTTAATTGCTACATTAAAACTATCGTCCCTCATAACCGACGGGTATATAAACCCTTCAGAACCCGGGAAATCAAACATGCGTGATAGAGCAATAGTAACCCTGTAGTGCTCAGTGTCATCCGCCTTTTTGTAAAAAACAGATTCGATAAAGCGATTTATAATTGTCCAGTTCTCTATGCCTTTATTTGTCCACACAAAATCGAGTGGCAAAAAAATACCCTTGGCTTTACTACAGGCTATAGTGGCCATTTTCAGACTCATACCTGGAGCAATCGCGTATTTCATCAAGGCGTACGAGTCGTTTTCCTCACAGCGTATTTCGTGTATCGGTGCCAATGCGTCGAAGCAAGCATAGAAAATTTGCTGCCCTTTCTGATTTAAACGCCCACGCTGGATAACCGAGGGTGGAGCACACCATACCTCCGATTCGGTTTTGTAATATAGATTCAGGTCCGAGTCTGGTTGAGAAAAACTGCCCTTGCCCCTAAAATCGCATCGCCTGGTCCTGTAAAATTCAGAACCGGCCTGTAATGTAGACGGGTCGATGAACACCTGGGAGACTATCGAGCTGAGTAGTTGCATCAACTCACTGTCAGGCAGTGCGGATAGGTCCGTGTTTTCAAACTCTTCTATCCTCTTCAACAAAATACTGGTGTTAATTTCGTCGAATGGCTTAAACTTGCCTTCGATCTGTTCGGCTTGCGAATCATTGAACTTGAGTAAAGTAGACTGTTGCTTCTGCGACTTCACAACAGGGTTTCTTACGTGTTGCAAAGGGGTTACCTTTCTGTTAGTAAGAGCGGTAAACCGACTGGAGTTCCTCTTCATAATGTGTTAGTGGATAGATCACAATTTGTTATCTATAAAACTACAACTTCGTACCAATAAAAATTCCTGTACTTTGTCTATAATCAACTCTTTACAAACAAAAAAGCCGCCCCAAAACTCAGGCCGGCTTTCTGATTCTATCCACACCATTAGGGGATGAAGCCCCCTTTGATTACGCAAATGTATATACGTTTTATGTATTTGTTGCATAAACGAGTTAAGTGCAAAAAAACGACTACCTAAGCGGGCAGCCGTTTAAACACCGTAACTTAACTATTATTATATGGAGTACAAATATAGAAAAATACCTATACCTATAGGTTAGTATATATCAGGTATTAGGTTTACTTATATACAGATTGTCGATTGAGCAACGTCTCACCAGCAGCTATACAAGTTAATTTCAGGAAGCTGTCAGAATCTCTTTCCAGCGGGTTGTATAGCACTGGCTCAGCAGCTCCTGCCGGTGCCCCCAGTCAGGTGTGAATGACTGATTAGCCAGCCGTACCCGATCCCGGCCGTGTCGCTTATTCAACCGGTCCACCGTTGCCGACAGTTTCAGCAGCCGTTCGTTTAGCCCGTCTGTAAACACGCCCTTCTGCCGGTAATCAGCGGGCACAAAGTTGGACAGGATAATGCCTATTTTCTGGTAGTTGTAGCCGAACCGGAACGTTGCCTTCAGGGCCGACTCGGCGTACTTCAGCAACTCGACCGTGCTGGCCGAGGGGTGGGGCAGGCTAACCGTCTGACTACCGTAGTACTGCTTGGCTGGCTGGCCATTGCCCGGCGTGATACGATGCCGGTTCGTGTGGAGAAAGACGGTCACGGTACCGCACAGCGAATCCTGCTTTCGTAGCTTCTCACACGCCCTCGACAGATGGGTGGTCAGGGCCTGGCTCAGCGTGTCCAGATCCGGTACCAGCCGGCCAAATGAGGGTGCGGTACAGATCGCTTTCTTCGGGGCAAAACCCACCTCCAGCATCCGGCACGGCCGACCCCGCAGTTCATGCACCAGGCGCAGGCCGTTGACCGTCATCGTGCTGTTGATCCAGTCGTCAGGGGCGTCCCGGAGCTGGGCGGCTGTGGCAATGCCGTTCCGCTTCAGCATGGATGCGTACCGTCGGCCGACTCCCCAAAGGTCGCCTACCTCGAACCCTTCCAGTGCTGCATCGATGTCGGCCTGATCGACCAGCTCATAGACCCCGTTCAACTCCGGCTTCCGCTTAGCATACCAGTTGGCAATCTTACACAGGGTTTTGGTGGGGGCAATCCCGATACTGACCGGGATGCGAAGCCACTGCTGGGCCGTCGTGCGGATACACTGCGCCAGGTTGGCATAGCTGGGATACAGGCTGTCGTAGCCGTCCAGTTCCATAAAGGCTTCGTCGATACTGTACACCTCGACGTCTTCCACGAAGCGGTTGAGCACCGACATCAGCCGGGCGCTCATATCGCCGTACAGCGTATAGTTGCTGCTGAAAATCTTAATGTCGTGCTCCGCGATCAGCTCTTGCAGCTGGAAATAAGGAGCTCCCATTTTGACACCGAGGGCTTTCAACTCGTTTGACCGGGCGATCAGACAGCCGTCATTATTCGACAAGACGCCGACGGGCTTACCCTCCAGGGCAGGGTTGAAACTACGCTCGCACGATACGTAGTCGAGTAGGCGGAGGACATTGCTGTCCTCCACCCCTCTAAGAACCGT